AGCTTACTTGCCAGCGGAAATCGCTGAGTACGGCATTTATCTTCGGACCATTGCGGCGGTACTAGAGGCCCGGTCGCCAGAGGCAGGGTCATGACGCGCTACCACGTGCGCGGCGTCTACTGGTTTGGAAGCTGGCGGTACGTCGTGCTCGACCGCTGCGGCGGCTTTGTTCCGGGAAGGCGCGACTGGATCGAGGCCGTGGCCCGCGCCATCCAGCGCAACGACGACTGGGGCCGTCGGCGCGAGGCTGAGGTGCGGCGGCAGAGGGACGCGGTATGATTTATTATCACGGTGGCCCAATCACTCCGCGCTCTGTAGCGATTCAGGCATGGGCACGCCGCCATGCTTGCGTATCGTTTGCCAATCCACAGCAAATTGAACTTGCTGCGGAAGTGTGCCAGAGCTTTATGTTGGACAACGGCGCATATCCGCTATTCACGGCAGGCGACGGTGACATTGACGTTCCTGCGTATTCCGATTTTGTAGGCGCGTGGGCGCTGCATCCTAGCTTTGACTGGTGCCTGATTCCCGATAAGATCGACGGCGATGCAACGCAAAATGATGCGCTGATTGAGTCGTGGCAGCTACCACGACACATGAGCGTCCCGGTGTACCATATGCACGAGCCGCTGGAGCGCATGGCGGCGTTAGTGCGTCATTGGCCGCGTGTCGCCATCGGCAGCAGCGGTGAATACTGGAAGATCGGATCAGCGAGTTGGTGGGGCCGAATGCACGAGATTATGCTTGCGTCTTGCGACGAGCAGGGTAAGCCGCTGTGCAAACTGCACGGGCTACGAATGTTGGACCCAATTATCTTTAGCCACCTACCGCTGTCTTCAGCGGACTCGACCAACGTCGCTCGAAACGTCGGGTTGGATGTTCGCTGGACAGGGCCGTATCAGCCGAAGAGCAAGGAGACTCGTGCGCTTATTCTGATTGACCGCATCGAGGCTCATGCAAGCGCGAGTATTTACACCGGATCAGCCGGAACACAGATGAATTGGGAGTTGCTTGGATGACGATCGAATTTTGCCGCGCCGAGCAGCTGCGGTGTGCGGAGCAGTACCACGATGCCGGGGCGCGGCTGGGAATGTTTGACTGGTTTGCAGAGGAGTTTTTGATGACCTACGAAGAGTTTCTGACAAGCAAGGCCATAGCGCCGCACAAGAGCGGGTTTGACCCTGGACCGATCCACGAGAAGGCAAAGGACTTTCAGCGCGATATCATCGAGTGGGCGCTCAAGCGCGGACGCGCAGCGATCTTCGCCGATACCGGGCTGGGCAAGACCTTCATGCAGCTGGAATGGGCGCGGCACGTCTCCGATAACTTCGGGCCGGTCCTGATTCTTGCGCCACTGGCCGTGGCAGCGCAGACGGTGCGCGAGGCCGCGAAGTTTGGGATTAACGACGTTGAGCACGTCTCGGAGCCGTCGGCATCGCCGATCCAGGTGACGAACTATGAGAAGCTGCACAGGTTCGACACGTCGAAGTATGCCGGCGTAGTTCTTGACGAGTCGAGCATTCTTAAAAGCTACATGGGGAAGACCAAACAGGCTCTCATTGCAGCGTTCCGCGATCATCGATTTAAGCTGGCCTGCACGGCTACGCCAGCGCCGAATGATCATCTTGAACTGGGGAACCATGCGGAGTTCCTTTCCGTGATGGAGTCGAACGAAATGATTTCCCGGTGGTTTTTGAACGACACTATGAAGGCCGGAGGCTATCGGCTGAAGAAGCACGCCGCGAAGGACTTTTGGCGATGGGTAGCCTCGTGGGCCGTATCCGTTACAATGCCGTCTGACCTCGGCTATGACGACGCGGGTTACGACCTGCCACCGCTGCAGATGCACTCGCACGTTGTTTCGGTCGACGTGAGCCAAGACACTGACGGCCGCGTGTTTCGCGTGCCGGACATGAGTTCAACGGCGATTCATAAAGAGCTGCGACGCACGACTGCCGATCGCGCCGCCAAGGTAGCTGAGATCGTATCTTCTCCAGGCCAGTGGCTTGTGTGGTGTTACAGCGACTACGAGGCCGATGCGCTGCTGGAGGCGATTCCGGAGGCTGTTGATGTCCGGGGTAGTGACTCGACAGAACGAAAAGAAGCAGCTGCCGACTGGTTTTGCGGAAGGATTTGCGACTGCATGTTGGCAGAGCGCTTTGGTGATAAACTGGCAGTATGGAAGATAAACAAAAAACCTACTGGCAGTTGTATTACCAGAAGAACAGAGAGCGCAGAATTGCTGAGTCAGTTGAGTACCAACGGCAGCACAGGCAGGGAAGACTTGAATACCAAAGAGAGTGGACCAAAAAAAACAAGGACAGGATTAAGCAGTATCGAGACGCAACAAAAGAGCAGAGAAGCCTGCAAAGAAAACTCAAGTACCAATCGGACTCCGAGTTTCGACAATCAGTTAGAGAAAAAACAAAAAAATGGCAACGAGATAACCCAGGGAAAAAACGGGACCAGCGACTCAAAAAGTACGGGATCAATTCCGTTGATTACGAGCGAATGCTTGGCGAACAAAAAGGAGCATGCGCAATATGCTCAATGCCTCCAAAAACAAGGCGGCATCGACTGCATGTCGATCATTGCCACGAATCAGGAGTCGTCCGGGGGCTGTTGTGCTCTCCCTGTAACCTTGCAATCGGACTGCTCAACGACGAGCAATCAAGGGCAAGACAAGCTTATCTGTACCTGCGAAGGCACTCAGCGAAAAAAAATTCTAATCAGTAAGCCATCCATTTTTGGCATGGGGCTCAACTTTCAGCACTGCAACCAAGTCGCATTCGTCGGGTTATCCTACTCGTTCGAGAGCTACTACCAGGCAATCCGCCGCGTGTGGCGGTTCGGGCAGACGAAGCCGGTGCAATGCCACATCGTGCAGGCTGAGACCGAAGGGGCTTTGGTGGCTACCATCGAAACCAAAGAGCGCGAGTTTCGGTCGATGCGGAAGGAAATGACCCTGGCTATGCGCGATGAGTCGATCCGCCAATTGCGCGATGACTCGCTGGTTTTGCAACTGCCGAACGAAGAGCGCCGAGGCGAAGGCTGGCAGCTTTACCACGCGGATTGCGTCGCGAAGGCGAGAGAGATCGCGGACAACACGATCGGCTTGTCTGTCTTCTCGCCGCCCTTTTCCAATCTGTACATTTACTCGGATTCGATAGCAGACATGGGGAATACTGACGACGACGAGCAATTCATGGAGCAGTTCCGGTATCTAATCCGCGAGCTTTTCCGGATCACGATTCCGGGCCGCAATTGTGCCGTGCATTGCAAGGACTTGCCGCTCTATCGAGGGCGAGACGGGGCGGCGGGACTGCGCGACTTTCCGGGGCGGATCATCCGGGAGTTCGAGGCGGAGGGGTGGACGTTTCACAGCCGCGTCACGATTTGGAAAGATCCCGTAATCGAGATGCAGCGCACGAAAAACCATGGACTACTATACAAGCAGCTATGTGCCGATAGCGCGGCATCGCGGCAGGGCATGGCCGACTACATCATCACATTCCGCAAGTGGAACGAAGAGGCCGACTTCTTAGACCCGGTGACGGCAAACGGAGAACGGTTTGATGAGTACAAGGGCCTGGAGCCGCCCGACGCGGCGATGGTGGCCTACGATGCCGGCGTTCCGGTTCCAGCGGCTAACAACGGCAAGTGGCCGAGGTTTAATCCGTTTGCGCGGGGAAGCGAAGCATTTCGGTTGTGGTCAATCATGGTGTGGCAGAAGTACGCCTCGCCGGTGTGGATGGACATCAATCAGACCGACGTGTTGAACAAAGGGTTGGCGCGGGACGGTGACGACGAGCGGCATATCTGCCCGTTGCAGCTGGACGTCATTGAGCGGTGCATTCATTTGTGGAGCAACCCTGGCGATATCGTGTTTTCTCCGTTTACTGGCATCGGGTCCGAAGGATACGTTGCGCTCAAATGCGGACGGCGGTTCATTGGCACCGAGCTAAAGAAGGGGTACTTTGACATCGCTTGCCGGAACTTGGCCGACGCCTCCGGCGAAAGCAATCGCCAGCTTTCGCTACTGGAGGTCTCCGCATGACCCAATACCCACTCTGGCTCGAACGCAACATGGCCCAGGTCCTCGCCGACCCTTCCGCCAAGGCCCATATTCTGGACCTGCTCACGCGGGAGGTGGCCGAGTGGGCCTGGCCGCCAAAGTTCACGCGGGTGGCGACGCCCGAGCAGTGGGCGGAGGGGGTGAGGCGTGGGTGACCAACCGTTAATCGTATCCTACGGCGGCGGCGTTAACTCGGCGGCCATGCTTGTCGGTATGTACGAGCGCGCAATCCTCCCCGATATCATCCTGTTTGCGGACACTGGCGGAGAGAAGCCAGAGACGTATGAGTACATCCGCATAATGCAGCAGTGGCTACACGTAATTGGCTGGCCGGAAATAAAGATAGTGAGCGTGGCAGACAACCCAGAGGCAGTATCAAAGTCGCTCGAGGAGAATTGTTTAAAGATGGGGTCTTTGCCGTCGATTGCCTACGGCTGGAAGACATGCTCTCAGCGGTGGAAAGCGGACCCAATAACAAAGTATTGCAACAATAACTCATTGTGCAAAGCGGCTTGGGCTTTGGGTTTAAAAGTACGACACGCCATAGGTTATGATTTTGGCGAGTCGCATCGTAATCTATGGGACGACAAAAAGACTGAATGGTGGTATCCTTTGCGCGAGTGGCGTTGGGGGCGTAAGGAATGCGTTGAGGCAGTAAATCGGGCTGGGCTTCCAGTCCCTCGTAAGTCGAGTTGCTTTTTTTGTCCATCGTCAAAGAAGCAGGACATTTTGTGGTTGCGCCGAGAGCACCCTGATTTGTTCGCTCGTGCCGTGGCGATTGAGCGGGGTGCCGCCGCAGCAGACGCCAAGCGACTTGAGCATCCAAGTAACATCAAGGGGCTAGGGCGCAGGTGGTCTTGGGAGTCGCTTGTTAAGGCAGATGAGGCGCAGTTTAAGATGTTTCACGACAGCATTGAGACGCCGTGCGGCTGTTACGACGGAGAAGGAGAGGACCATGACTGAGCGCGTCATAAAAGACGACCCAGCGCACGTTATCGTAAGAGGCGAATACCGCGACCAGGACGGCATCACCCGCTACTGGGTCTTCATCTCGATCACGCCCGCCGAGGCCCTGCGCTGGATTGCCGAGGAGGCCGGCAAACCCGAACGGATCTGGGAGCGGCTGTTTGATGCGTGCCGAGCTGAGGTGCGGCTGATGCATCCGCTTGACTGGGAGATGCAGGGGCAGGCGGTAGACGGCGGGGTGAAGGTTGAGTTTTGGAGGAAGGAATGACTAAAAAACAGGTAGAGCGACTGAAACAGATTGCTGTCGACCTGCAATGGATGGCGCGGCGGTATGCGGACGGGCGCATGACATCTGCAGTGCTGACGCTCAACGAATGCACCCGCGACATGATGGCGATGGGCATCAAGTTAAAGGCCCCGTTTGGTGAGCAGATAATTTATGCCCGAGATGCTGATGGCCGTAGATTTGATGGCCTGACCGAAGAAGAGGCCACGCCGGGGACTCCGGCGGCGATGGGGAGGAAGGTGGTGTGACGAACGAGCAGAAAGCGATAATACTGGAGCGCCTCGCCGACGTTTGCGCTGGACCGGAGGTGGGGGGTGCTGCGGGAGGCTGCCGCGCACTTCCGGGCGCTCGTGCCAAATGCGGCTGCCAGGGCGGGTTGCGCGACACCCGAGCCGACGCCATCGCCGCGTGGAACCGGCGGGGAGGGGTGGCGTATGAGCCGTAAAGCCCTCACCTGCCGCCTCTGCGGCGCTCCGCGCTGCCTGTCGATCTCGCCGGCCCTCTGCCTGCCCTGCCATCGCGCCGTCAAGAACGCGTGGTATAAGCGCCGCCGGCAGGGCAAGAAGCCGCCTCGCGTCATGCAGACGACCTGCCGCGTGTGCGGTGAGCCGCGCCACTCGACCTCGTCGATGCCGTTTTGCCGGCAACATTACAACGAGTATCGACGCGTCAAGGACAAAGAACGCCGAGGGCCTGCGGCGCGGCGCGGTGCGAAGTTTCAGGCGCAGTGTAAGATCTGCGCGGGGCCACGTCGACGGAACATTCAATACGCTCTTTGCGACACGCATTACCGAGAGATGCTGATCCGCCGCGCCCGCGCAAAGGGCGTGCAACCACGCAAGGAGTACGATCCGACAATGTGTACCAAATGCGACCAACCGCGCACGGCCTACGGGCCGTTGTGCTTGGCATGTGAACGAGCAGCGAAGCTGTTGCGGCGCCGAGCTGCCGGTATCCTGCCGCCAGTCAAGGCGAAGCCGCGCGTGTGCCGCATTCCCGGCTGTAGCGGCGTGCCAGCGACGCGCAGCGGGAAGCTGTGCCCGACGTGCCTGTCGCGGATCCAGCGGGACAAAGTGAGCCAGCGGTCCCGCCGCAAGATGTCCGCCGCCGCGAAATCGCCGCTTAAGCAGAT